CGTAAAACCTACCGTGCGATTGATGTTCAGCCGGACACTAAAAACCCAAACGCAGAAATAACCGTTAATAAAGCAAGGAGGGAAGGTTTAGATCCGGAGGTCAATGATCCGTTAGTGGCTAAGAGACCAATAGATATGCCTAACCGAGGATATAAAAACCCACGATAAATGGCGATCGCTTTATTCATAACACGTAACGATTTAGTAAAAAACTCGATTCTTAACGGAAACGTAGACACCGATAAGTTTATTCAGTTCATTAAGATAGCGCAGCAGATGCACATCCAAAACTATCTAGGTACGAAATTGTACGATAAGATTAGTGCGGACATCGTCGCAGGAACGCTTACGGGCGATTATCTAAACTTGGTTAATGATTACATACAACCGATGCTAATAAACTTCGCTATGGTCGATTATTTACCTTTTGCGGCCTACGAGGTGAAAAACAACGGACTATTAAAACACCGATCGGAAAATAGCGAGACACCGACAAAAGACGAAATAGACTTTTTAACGCAAAAATATCGCAACTTCGCAGATTTTTATACCAGGAGATTTATCGACTATATGGCGTTTAACGCACCGACTAAATTCCCGGAATATAACGAGAATGTGAACGATGATATGTATCCAGATAGAGAGGCAAACTTTACGGGTTGGGTTTTATAAGACAGTCTAAGAGTATATGAACGAGTACAACATTAAAAAAAACAACATTATCAAACTGTACAAATATGTCAAAAAACAGAATGATAACGTTAAAAAAGAAAAGTTAAATGGCAAACACTATCGATTGGGCTAAAATCTACTGCTCTACTTGGTGGGGCGACGTAGACAACGAGCAAACGCTGCACATAGATAGTCAGCCACCTTGTTTCGTGTAATGTGGAAATGGTTAAAAAACCTAATCAATTGGGGGGAAATATACGAGAGCACTTGGTGGGGCAAGGGCGTCCTAACCAATACGATAGGTTGGGGCATAATTTACAAACCGGAGGCGCAGCAAGATACGTGGAACTATCAACAAAGCGAATGGGAAACAGAAAACAATAAATGGAATAATATCTAACTATGGCAAGTTTAACGAATACTAAAATTAAAAACACGTACGTATCGCTACTAAAGGTTGCCGATAACGGTCAATTAGACGCTACGTTACAAGACATCACCGACGGAGCGGGAAACGTATCTGGCATCCAACTAAACACCGGTGGTGATTTAACGGCTTCGGGAACGGTATCTTTTGGGTCATTAAAAGACTCAGGCGAAAACATTACGATCACTAAATTCGTTGATGCGGCAGACGGTATTGGTGCTAATGATAACGACACTACTATTCCAACTTCTGCGGCAGTTAAAACATACGTAGATACAAATATCACGGCGCAAGACTTAGACTTCGCAACGGATAGCGGAACGGGTGCAGTTGATTTAGATTCGCAGACTTTTAGCATATTAGGTACTGCCAACGAGATCGAAACGTCGGGTACAGGTCAAACAGTTACTATCGGATTACCTTCGTCTATTACGGTTGATGTAACCGGTAATTTGACAGGTAATGTGTCTGGTAACGTAACCGGAAATGTTACGGGTAATTTAACCGGAAACGTAACGGGGGATGTAACGGGTGATCTAACCGGAAACGTAACCGCGACTTCTGTACTTGTAGATGGGGTTACTGCTACAACACAATCAATAGGCGACAACTCAACTAAAGTAGCTACAACTGCATACGTTGATGCCGCTATTACTGCCGAAGGATTGGATTTTGCCGGTGATGCGGGAACAGGCGCAGTAGACTTAGACTCTCAGACGTTTACTATTGCGGGTACTGCTAACGAGATTGAAACCTCAGCAAGCGGTCAGACGATTACTATTGGACTTCCCTCAAGTGTTACAGTAGGCACATTAAACGCCACTACTTTAGGCGGTACACTTTCAACTGCTGCTCAAACAAACGTTACCTCAGTAGGTACATTAACAGGACTTACCGTTTCATCAGATGCGACTATCAACTCTTTGACTGTTGGTAGAGGTGCGGGTAATGTATCAAGTAATACTGTTTTAGGGTCAGGTGCTTTAAATAGCAACACGTCAGGTGCAAATAATACTGCGATTGGCGGTAGTGCTTTAGAAAACAACACCACTGCAAGCAACAATACGGCTATAGGTAGAGGTGCCTTAACCGCAAATACTACGGGAACAGAAAGCACCGCTGTTGGTAGATTAGCTTTAGCTGCCAACACTACAGGAGCAGATAACACTGCGGTAGGACAGGGTGCTTTAGACGCTAATACTACCGCAAGCAATAATACAGCAGTTGGTAAAGATTCATTAGGTGCAAACACCACAGGCGCAAATAACACCGCTGTAGGAGCATCAGCCTTACTTGACAACACTACAGGTGCAGGTAATACAGCGATAGGGTTTGTTGCTTTACAGTCTAATACTATAGGGAATAACAACGCTGCCTTCGGTAGAGAATCTTTACAAGCGAATACAACAGGAAATAGTAACACTGCGTTAGGAAGACGCGCTTTATATCTTAATGACACAGGAACAGAAAACACTGCTATTGGTCAAGGAGCGATGCTCGTTAATACTACAGGGAATTATAATACTTCTGTGGGTAAAGGTTCTTTATCATCTAACACTACAGCATCTAACAACGTTGCTATTGGATATCAGGCTCTACTCGACAACATCACAGGAACGCAAAACGTAGCCGTAGGTAGAAGCGCATTAGAGAATAATACCACAGCAAGCAATAATACTGCAGTTGGATATTTTGCCTTACTTGACAATACTACAGGAGCAAGTAACGTAGCAGTAGGAAGAAGTGCGTTAGAAAACAACACCACAGCCTCAGGCAATACTGCTATTGGTAAAGGTTCATTACAAGCTAATACCGCCTCAGATAATACGGCGGTTGGTTATAACTCCTTAACTAACAACACTACAGGATACTCTAATACAGCAATAGGTAAAAACGCTTTAACAAACAACACTACAGGTGATGACAATTGTGCTATCGGAGATGCTGCAGGTCTTGAATTAACTACAGGTTCAAACAATGTTTTTTTAGGACATAATGCAGGTAGAAGTATATCGCCCTCAGGGTCTATAACTACAGGCTCAAACAATGTTGTGCTTGGTGACAATAATATTACCAACCTTTATTGTGCGGATACTACAATTTCTTCTTCAGATGCAAGAGATAAAACAGATGTATCAGACTTTACTTACGGACTTGATTGGATTACGCAGCTTCGCCCTGTCACTTATCGTTGGGATAAACGAGCTTGGTATGTAGACGGCGATGCCACAACGGAAGACGTATTAAACGCACAGCCTGATGGTTCTAAGAAACGCTCTAAACTACACGTTGGATTCTTAGCACAAGAAGAACTTGAGGTTGAAAAGCAATTCGGATTCGGTGAAACTAAAGATGATATGCTAATCGCTAACCTAAACGAAGATGAGTCAGCATACGGTATTAAATACGAGCGTCTTGTACCCGTATTAGTAAACGCAATTAAAGAACTTAAAGCAGAAATTGATATTCTTAAATCTAAATAAAAATGGAAGAGTTAACACTTGAACAAATCGAAAAGCACTATTCAGCAGCAATGGATAGCGTAAACCTAATCAACGGTGAAAAGCCTGAGTACTATTCAGACGAAGAATGGGCTGATTGTATTGCTCGTAACAAAGAGCATCTACAGATTATGTTGGCTAAGGACTTTTGGACAGACCAAGACCTGGCTCCGCTAGAAGCTGCATCTAAGTAATTCTCGTATCTTAGTAGCAAAATCTTAATTATGAGCAAAGTTACAAAAGAAGAACTCGAAAAGTTACAAGAACAACAAAACGGAAAGCTACACCTTGAGCGTCAAATTGGTTTGCTAGAACGCGATAAGTTTTTTGCGCTACAACAGTTGCAACAACTTATGGTGGATCAAAACGCGTATCACTTAGAGCTCGAGGAGAAGTACGGTAAAATTAATATCAATCTCTCGGACGGTTCGTTTGAAGCGATCGAATAAACAACGGGGCTTCGGCCCCTTTATTTTATGGACAACAAAATCAGTTTTATAGCCGGATGGGTTTTGACAACGGCTACCACGATAACGGCAGTAGGAGTATTTAAAGCGGCTATTTTAGGTTTAGTCGGTGGTTTCTTTGGTCTCTTTGGTAAGGAGATATATTTCTTAGTTAAGGACGAAGTAAAGAAGGCAACACCGAAAGTGAAAGCCTGGTGGCATATAAAGATCGAGAAGCTAAAAATGAAACTAAATGTCAAGCCTAAAGGTTAATGACGATAGTTCGTTATCGATTAATATAAAGTGGTTAATACAGATCATAATTTTAGTCGGTACGGCAGTTTATTTGTATCTAGGAATGGACTCGAGGGTTACGGCCAACGAGGACGAGTTAAGAGGTCTTAGGTATAATCAAAACACGTATATATTCCCAGATATTCGTGTGTTAGAAACCGAGGTCATAGACTTTAAATTAGAACGTGAAAGAGTCCGCAAAGACATTGAACGTTTAAGAGAGTTGGTAGAATGAAATTTAAAAACTTCAATTACGATGAGTTCGACAGTCCGTTGCAAGAGGGTAGCGGACAGTTAATGTCGAATGAATTAATAGGGATGCTAGATGCAGCTCGTGACTTAGCCGGTGTGCCGTTTAAAATAACATCGGGTTATCGTATTGAAGCGGATATTGAACGATTAAGAAAAGCGGGTTACAAGGTTTCTAATACTAGCTCGCATCTTAAAGGACTAGCTGCCGACATTGCTTGTACAAACTCCTCGGATCGGTTTAATATGCTAGACGCTCTTTTAAGCGTGGGATTCAGTCGTATAGGAATAGCAGACACGTTTATTCACGTGGATATTGATCCGGATAAAATACCTTTCGCAATATGGACGTACTAAAGAAAAAACCGTTTCAAGAAACAAAGGTTGGTAAGATACTATCGGACGTTTTACCGGATAAAGGCATTATAGGCGTTTTAAAGAACGTTCTCGATCTCGATGATACCCTAACCCCAGAAGATAAAGAAAAGGCCGCAGAAACGCTCTTAAAGGCTTATGAGGCGGAAGTAAGCGACCGAGACTCAGCTAGAAAACGTGAAGTCGAAGTTACCAAAACGGGAAAATTCGATTTTTTATTCAACCTAACCGGTCTCGTTGGTTTAGCGTCTTTTGGTATTATAGTGTGGGCGATACTCGCTTTAGATATACCAGAGGCGAATAAAGAACTGTTCTACCACCTAATCGGTATAGTCGAGGGTGTTACGTTAAGCATCTTTGGTTATTATTTCGGAACGTCAATGAAAGACGACAAATGAACTACACACTAAGCATCGGATTATATCCTGGTATCCTACTCGGTACCCGTTCTTACGAGTTCCCGGACTCTACTATGTACGTGTTCTACGTACCGTTTATTCAGCTAATGCTCGAGATTTACGACGAATAA